CTGAAGAAGAATGGGATTCGGTAGTGGTCACCAAGGTTATTATTAGTAGTCGTACCGTTTTGTTTGAGCTCACCTAAGCATAGAGTTGTGGTCGAACGCGCTTGATTCTCCTGGTAGAGTACGTTGTGAACACCTTGAATGAACATGGAATCGAGACGGACAACCTCTTGTCCACCGATGTAAAGAGAAAATTCAGTTGGCGCCTCGCTATGTCTATATATACCAGCGGTTGAGTTTGAATTACCCGGCATCGCGATTCCTGGGCTCTCAATCCAGATGTAGGAGAGTAAATCCCCCTTGGATTTGATTGGGATCACAACTTCCTTGCCACCGCCGAAGGTGCCGATGTAATCCAATCGTTCTGGTTTGAGTGCGAAATTTGTATGACGTTTGAAATTTTGCCTGAAGAAGCTGACCTGAGGATCGCCCTTTATGTAGGCATCTTGGGCACCCACCGATACTAGTTCGACAAGCGCAGCTGACATTATTATTATTAAATGATATTAAAAATTTGGCTCGATATCGTACTAATGGTGGTCTTCCAAGCTCTCACCTGGGAATCACGGGACGATAAAGACCGACACGAGATTAGTATATTTGGCAAAACTGAGGATGGAAAATCTGTATGTGTGACGACTCATCTTTCTCCATATTTTTTTATAAAGCTTCCAAAAAATATCAACACACAGAGACTTCAGGTGATTTATAATAAAATTAATAAAACATGTCCCGATTGTTTGAAATCGTACAATGTCATTCATCGAAAAGATGTTTGGGGTTTTCAAAATAATGAAAAATTTGCGTACATGCAATTGTTCTGTTATACCGCCGCTGCTAGAAAAATGGTCGCGGGTCGGTTGAGGCGACCCCTCCCCGATGAAAATTCTAAATTGAAGATATACGAATCAAATCTAGACCCTGTTCTTCGCCTGATGCATCGCACTGGAATTCAATCCACGGGCTGGATGGAGGCGGAGGAGTCGTGTGAGCCCGGGTACTACGCGAACGTTGACATTGATCTTTTCTGTAATGAATGGAAAAAATTAAAACCGGTTGAAAAACCGGAAACGGCACCATTTGTGGTAGCTTCCCTGGATATCGAATGTAACAGTTCGACTGGTAAATTCCCCGACGCAGACGTGACCGGCGATGCATGTTTTCAGATAGCCGTCAGCCTGTGTAAATATGGAGAAGATGAACCATATGATAAGACATGTTTCTGTTATAAACAGACAGATTCCAATTTAGATGGATGTAACATCGTGAGTTTCGATACAGAGCGAGAAATGTTGGAGGCTTTTCAAGTGTATGTATGCGAGAATGATATCGATATAATAACGGGCTGGAACATCTTTGGGTTTGATCTTGAATACATTATAAAACGAGGTATAATCGCAAAATGTTCACATAAATTCTTTCAGATGAGTAAACGAAAAAATCACGCGTGTGAATTGGTTCGTAAAAAACTGTCGTCGAGCGCGTTGGGGGACAACTTTCTTAAAATGTTACCGATGCCGGGTCGTTTTATTTTTGATTTATTCCATGAAGTTAAACGCGGGTACAACCTCGATTCATATAAACTCGATAACGTGGCGAAGCTATACCTCGGGGATAGCAAGATCGACATGCCAGCTAAAGAGATGTTCAAAAGATATAGGGAAGAGGACCCAATCGCGTTGAGACAGGTCGCAGAGTACTGTATAAAGGATACATTACTCCCACATCGTTTACTCTCGAAATTATCAATCCTTGTAAATTTGCTCGAGATGGCAAAGGCTACGTGGGTGCCCGCGTGTTACTTGGTCGAGAGGGGACAGCAAATCAAGGTGTTCAGTCAACTGACAAAGAAGGCGAGAGAATTGGGATTCATGGTTCCCACGATTCAATACGGCGCGCTGCCAGATCAGGGATATCAAGGCGCTACGGTTCTCGACGCACAAAAAGGTGCGTATTATACACCAATTACTGCTCTCGATTTCGAGGGACTGTACCCGTCGATCATGATGGCACATAATTTGTGTTATTCATCCCTCGTTATGGATCCAAAATACGAGAATATTGAAGGAGTCACTTATGAAAGCTTTGATATACCGGTACCGAGTAAGATTGAGGGACAACCACCGACTATGCGCACCTGTAAATTCGCACAAGATGTGCCATCTCTCCTCCCCAGTATCTTACTTGAATTGAAACAATTCAGAAAACAAGCGAAGAAGGACATGGCGGTGTCCACAGGCGCCCTCAAAGCGATGTATAATGGTAAGCAGCTCGCTTATAAAATAAGTATGAATTCTGTATACGGGTTTACCGGAGCTGGCAAGGGCATGTTACCGTGTGTTAATATCGCGTCTACTGTGACGACGAAAGGTCGTAGCATGATCGATGAGACGAAGGCGTACGTGGAAAAGCACTTCCCTGGTTCAAAGGTAAGGTATGGTGACACGGACTCTGTCATGGTTGAGTTTGATGTGGGTGATCGCAAAGGTGAGGAAGCGATTGCCTACAGCTGGGAAGTTGGTGAGAGAGCTGCTGAAGAGTGTAGTCGACTTTTCAAAAAGCCAAATAACCTTGAACTAGAAAAGGTTTACATGCCCTATTTCCTCTATTCGAAGAAGCGATACGCCGCTAAATTGTGGACGCAGGGGAAGGATGGTACCATGAATATGGATTACATAGATGTAAAGGGGCTTCAACTCGTGAGACGCGACAACACCGCTCATGTTCGGGAGGTGTCGAAAGAGCTACTGGACGTCGTCCTCGAGAGCAATGACACTGAAGCACCAAAGGCGTTGGCGCTTCAGAGAGCCATCGAACTCATCGAGGGTGATGTTCCGATCGAGAAGCTCACACTCTCACAAGGACTGTCTGATACGTACAAGGTAAAGGGGATGGGTGTATCTATAAACAGCCCTGATATACGCAACATCAATCAAGCGCACGTTCAAGTTGTTCGTAAAATGCGCGAAAGACAGCCGGGTTCCGAGCCACAATCCGGGGATAGAGTACCGTATGTTTTGACGAAGACTGATGATCCCAAAGCGAAAGCATTCGAAAAATCAGAAGATCCAAAATACGCGAAGGAACATGGTATTCCGATTGACAATGAGTATTATTTCATGAACAAATTTTTGAATCCGGTGTGTGATCTTCTAGAACCACTTTTTGAAGACCCGAAGGAAGAAATATTTGGAGAGTTATTAACCAAGATAAAACCAAAGAGACGACCAAAGAAAAAACCAGAGACACCGATCGATGAGCTATTTAAAAAATAGAGGCTATTATTTAATAAGTCAGACATGAGCACTACACATAAATCGAATCGTAGGGAGCGCGTTCAACCATCGAATAAACTGATAACCCTCATCGGGCGCGAACATGAAAAATTATGGAAGAAGCGAATGAATCTGGTGATCCAAGCGCTCTCGGAGGATAACGAAGATCCCGCGGAATTCTCGAAGACATTGACGGTGACGTATCAAGATGAAGTTGAAAAAGAGGTACATCGTCGAATGCAGGAATTTTGTAAAAAACTGAATGAAGAGTTGCAGATACCTCGGACGGTTTTAAATAAGTACATGCCAAATCCACACAATCTGTGTATGGGATATAACAAACTTGGCAATCCATGTAACAATAAGGCTCTCCATCAATATGGGAATTACTGTTTTATTCATAGAGAAATGGCACCGCACCCGACGACAAATATAGATCAGAGTGCCACGACGGGTGGTTTACCCGGGACATCGGCGTTTGCCCGGGAAATGTCTAGTAGTGAATTGATAATTAAGGAATAGATGGTAAAGGAGCTTAAGGAAATGAATCGTAATTTAATAAATGAAAAAATCAGAAATCCTATTGAATCACATTGACACATTTTATAAAACACCCGAGCACCGCGAGACCCTGGTCGATATACTAAATAAATCGGGTGGAATCTCTCTACGAAATCTCGAATGGTTTATCACCAATTACTCGAAGAGAAATGGATTATCAATTCACAAAACTGCCGATGGTAAACTCATGAACGTTCATTGCGCGTATAAGAGCACATTAGACGGATATAGCAAAAAATTATTCGATCCATTCTGTAGATGTGATAAAATAGAATATACTATTCCGGATACAAATGATAAAATTCATACGACTGTCGCACAGCTCAATTTTATCAAGTGGTGTATTAAGAACGATATAATTTCTTATATTAGAGATAACAAAACTTCTATATTTAATAAGTAATTCTACAATCAATCGCATTCGTTCCATCTCCTTCTAAATCCAATTCCGAATTCATACTTCCGTATTGAAGAGTATCTCCTTTTACATCTAAATAACCATCTTTAAATGTGAATGTCGTATACGCTTTATAATATAAATTCAGTCTATACACCTGTGACAAGGCATGGATCGAGGGATCGATATCACACGACAAATACGTTCGATTCGATTTTATATTTCCAAAATCGATACTCCCCGATGGTTCAACGTTACGCGGAAACATAGAGAAGGTATACGTGTAAATATTTTGTGGTGGAACCGAGATTCTATGTAGGACTGGAATACAAGTTTTAAAATATAAATTATCATTCGATATAGAATTTGGTAAGTCTTCACCGTTTATAAATATTTTTGCTTTGGTCATGATGTCATCACTTAAACTATCGATATTTCGTACATAACTATCGCGCGATGTCATGTTGAATCTATTTTGAATATATGTATATTTCAGCCACCGAACCTCGTCCGTGATAGGAAAACCGGAATTAAATTTCCCGTGAGGTTCATTTTCATCTTCATATCTGACATTTCGGAAAAACCAATGAAAACTCTTGACGCGATTCTTAGGAACTAAATCTAATTTTACATTATCCTCTCCCGCTGTATCGACGGTCGGGTGTTTAATAAATATATCCGTAATCATTTTATATTCTTGATTCGTGTAATACATGCGTTCGTATGGCTCGAGTGTGATCTCTTCGGTTATAATTTCAAATTTATCAAAGTGTAATTTGAACTTATACCCCGAGCCACTGGGATCGTAAAATGATTTCTCTTTCTCCGTTAAATTACTGTACTGTGTGCTCGTTATATTAGGCGCAACGGACACATCCGTGAAAAATGTATCCGGTCTAAATTCAAATATAAATTCCAACTTTTGTTTGTTGATGGCACACAATGGAAAAAATGGTCGACCGGGCTCGTTCGTCTCGTAATCGTCACTCTCGTAATTTCTAGAAAAAAAGAATGGGATAGGAATCATCAACGTCGTCGTAGTCTTATCGAAATTAAGACTCGCGTCTGTATTATTCATAAAGAATCCCTCATACATACCTCTATTTAACGAATAACTCTGTGTATTTATTTCAGATACATCCGCGTATAGCTTATCATGAATGAATCCCCAATCGTCTTGGTATTTTTCTAGAGTCATTTCATCTACATTCATCGAGATCGATTTGAACAGATGTCGACCTAATATATCAGAATATCTATAAGCTTTTCCATTCGTAACCCCAATCTCGTCCTGATCCGGTAGCGCTGGAATTTCGATCTTTATATACATGTTTGATAGCAAATCGCCCATGGAGCGCGGGTCGTATTGAACTTTGATGGTTTGATTCAATGGCCATTGGTTTGCCGCGGTGAGGGGTTCGGTCCTACTGATTGTGTGACTTCTATGATATTTTCTAAAATTTGAATGTCGTTTTGGATTATATTTAAAGAGGGATCTATTTGGATCATCTGAGAGAAGGTGTAAGTCCTGTGCCCCAATTGCGGCTAAACAGATCTCTGCCCCTGTGTGTGGTCCAGTTCTATCGCACATACTACTTATTGCTTATATATTTTTAAATCATTTTTCCACATGGTCAGATGTGACGTTTTCGCAAGAATTTCTAATTCCCTGTTGGTCTTTATAGCTTCCTCGGTCAAGTTTTGAACCGCTTCTGCGGTATACTGATAGGTCCTAATATTTAATAAATAATCATATGAGCCATCTATCTTGACATAGCTTTTAGATATTTCGCTTTCGAGGTCTGCTTTTTTTCGTTTGAAAACGATTATTTTTTCGCTAATCACAGCGTTCACAAAGCGAGACATATTTTCCAATTTGGTGGATTTTTGCTCGAGAGACTTCAACAGGAATGCTTTTCTCTTCTTATATGTATCGATCCGGATTTCTACGAAATCGACCAAAATCTCTTCTGGGCTTTTATACTTACAGATCCCCTTCTTCGGATGGAAGAGATGCATGTTGCTCACGTGAAACGGTTTTTGTAATTTTAAATCCTTGTTCAAATCCTTGCCAGAATAGCCAGTTATTTTGAAATCAACATTTTCCGTGGTGCTATTATTTACGTAATTTGAAATAATCTTTTTATCGACGAGATTATCTAAATGTTCCTTGTAATCCTGTGTCCACCTACCTGGTGGGAGTTCAGTCACGTGTATGGTTTTATTATTGCTCGTTGAACTCCAAACACCCTCCGTAATCCAACTACCATCCACTTTGAAAACCTTTCCTTTGAAACCCCTGAACCACGGTTTCATCGGCACGAGATCTTCACCTGATAGGGCGCGTTCGATATTAGCACTGATATCTCGTGGGTTGAAGGGTGGGATGTAACAACTAAACCCCGTACCGATACCCTCTGTGCCATTGACGAGAACAGTCGGAATGATTGGAACAAAGTATTCCGGTTCTATGGGCTTTCCATCATCATCGAGATACTTGAGGATCGCATCATCCCTCGGGTCGAAGAGCTTTCTCGAGTCCTTCGTAAGCTTGGTAAAAATATACCTCGTCTGGCTGGCATCCTTCCCACCCATTAACCGAGTTCCGAATTGACCGCACGGCTCGAGGAGATTGACATTGTTTGAACCAACAAAATCGTGCGCGAGCTTCACGATCGTATCGGCGAGCGACACTTCACCGTGGTGATACGATGTCTTTTCCGAAACATACGCCGCGAGTTGAGCTACCTTCATTTCGTGTGTCAAATTTTTATTGAAACACGCGTGCATGACCTTTCTCTGTGATGGTTTGAGACCGTCTGACACGTGTGCGATAGATCGCTTCAAATCGGCGAGACTGAAATTCACAAGATCCTTGTGTACAAAATCTGTTATATCGAGATCACTCACATTGCCATAGGGAACTTCCAATTCATTTGAATTTTTTTCTGTACTTTCAAGTAACCAAGTTTTCCGATCATCCGCCTTTGTTTTATCAAACGCCAAAATAAGTGAATCATCTGTGTGGGTATCTGTCTTGAATTGAACCGTGAGCTTCGCGATATTTTTGAAATATTCCCTGGCTTCAACCGACGTTGAGGTACCAAGACCCTTGTAATACTTAATTTTCCAACCAATTTTGCCATCACCGTACCAATGTCTAAATGTAGAATCTGTGTAGAACGACCGCGTCTCAGACCCTTTGGTCGCTTTGATGATTGGGGTGACCATGCTTACAACGAAATTTAAATTGAGTAAGCTTGGCCAAAAGTAGTGTATCATATTCAATACCAAACCCTTGATGTGTGATCCATCCGCGTCCGCGTCCGTCATGATCATGAGACGACCATATCGCAATTCGTTGAGGGATGTATACACTTTACCCTGCTGCAACCCAAGAATCTTTTTGAGATCACTGAATTCCTTATTTTCTGTGAGCTGTTTGATACTCGCGTCTCGAACATTTTTACATTTACCGCGCAGCGGAAATACGCCGTAGTGATCCCGTCCAACGATCGATAAACCGGCAACAGCCAGTGTCTTCGCGGAATCACCCTCTGTGATGATCAGCGTACACTTAGATGAATCGCTTGTCCCAGCTTTATTGGCGTCATCCAATTTTGGAATGCCTGTGATTCTCGATTTCCTCGCGCCATCTGTCTTCTGTAATTCCTTCATTTCCTTAAATTTCGAGAGCGCCATGAGCTCTGTCTGAACACTCGTTTTCAAAATATCTTTTATGAATTTTTTTGGTGGTTCAAATTTACTCCCAAAATTTTGTGGCTTTAGTGTGCATTCACTCTTCACTTGACTACTGAACGTAGGATTGACGAGTGTCGATTTTACAAATAACATGAACGCATTTTTAACCTGTTGTGGTTTGAGTTTGATTTTTTTAGCCATTTCGTCGATGATACCAGCGGCGAGAACGCTCGCGACGTGATCGACATGACTACCACCCTTCGTGGTGCAGATGCCATTGACGAATGATACTTGCTCAAACCCATCGTCGGCGGGGACGACACACACACTCCATCGATCCGATGTAAACATTCGAATCTCATCGCTCTTTGTGTGCATCTTCGCATACGCGTCAAATGATGTTTTAGGTAAAGCTGAACCCCGGAACTTAACCTTACACCCGGGTGTCGTGCAGATATTCGCATCATACACCCTTTTTTCGAATATTTTATAGATATGATCGTCCATTTTCTTCATACCGAATCTCGACCAATCCGGAATAAATTTAACACACACACTCGAGGTCGCGCTCGAATAACTGCGCATTTTTGGCGGCTTACACGTCTTCATGTTATCGGACCATTCCTGTGTATATATCAATTTGTTCTCAGGATCTTTTATTTTTACAGAAAACTTCGATGAATATACATTGGTCAATTTAGCCCCATATCCATTCCTACCACCGACGACACGTTCCTGTGTGTCGTCATAGTTCGTACTCGTGAGCAAATGTCCAAAAACAAGCTCAGGATTCCAAATTTGTTCTTTTTCATGCATTTTTACACACACACCACCGAGTGGACCGTTATTTTCAATCGTCACCTCACCCGTTTCCTTATCGATATCTATAGAAATAGACGTTACATGTTTGGGATGTAGTGAATTCCTATCGATCGCATTGACCAAAATTTCATCGAAAATCTTAAGAAGCGCGGGCGCGTATACGAGTGTTTTTCTTTCGAACCCATCACCATCTTTGACCCAATACTGTTCTCCCACTCGGGCTACTGGACCGACATACGAATCGGGTCTCTTCAGTATATGTTCGACGTGTGTCAATTTTTCGACACTCTCAGTCATTTTCTATATTCATGATCATGTGTCATTTACTTAAGCTGTTTTTGACAATCAAAGGTAGGTATCTTTGAAAAATATGTTTGGGTATATCAGATGACAGCTTCGAATAATAACAATAACTCAGTCGTGATTGAAACTCCCAATTCCGCATCATCTAGGACATCCAGACGACAGCCTCTCAGTCCGATCAGGTTATTCCCCCAAAATGGTCCCGGTCTTAATAGGAATTTTAGGTATAACTCGAATTCAAATCAGGAGGGTATGTCGGCCGTCAGTCGTCGATTTCGCCGAGACGTTGCCGTCGGTCGTACGCAAAGTATCCCCACTCAGCTTGCGAATCTCGCGAATAATATTCAACCCCGTAGATTAAATTTTAACAATAATGGTCCCGGCCCATCAAGTCCGGGTAGGAAACCGAAAACCGTGAATGTTTCAACGTATGAAAAAATGTTGAAGAATCTTGAGAATAAAAACAAAAACAATAACAATAACAAAAACAATAAACCCAATAATGAAAACAAAAATGTAGTTGCGTGGTTAAATAAAGGTATGGCGGAATCTAAAAAGAGTAAAATTCCCAAAAATAAGAGGGTCTTCCTCTTAACGGATTTGACAAATAATGGTAAGATTAAACACGTGTGGGATCGCCGATTTCTTAATGGATTAATTGAATCAGATGAAACTCTCCCAGTGTCGCGTCGTCGCGAGGTCCGAGAAAATAATGATCAGTCCTTTACATCCCCATTGACGCGAAAAAAATTTAGTAAAAATGACATAAAAGCGTATCCACCCACAAACGCGACAAAAGGGATAATAAAGCAAATTATGAATAGAAGGGTTCTCGAATCCAAAGTCAATACATTAATGAAAATTAAGAATAAAGATTATTTAGCGCGGTCGAACATATTTGAGACGATAAAGCGTGGTATAAGAAAAGGTGATATAACAACCGAGAAACAAATAAAGGAACTTGCTTTGATATACGAGGTTACCGGAAGGGAACTGCTCATTTCTGGACACAGACGGGGTGGCGATTACTATACGGCGTATGTA